TGACATATGAATCAAACAAACGTTTTTGATTGTCTGTAAGAGGTTCAATATCAATTAGATACTCAGAACTTAACGGTTTTCTGCGCTTCATTTGTTTCGCAGTCAGACCAACTCCAATAGGTTGGTCACTGTTGCCTCTTTTTCTTCTTGCCATACTAGATTTTCTTTACTCGTGAACCAGGTGCTTTTGATGCTTTATGAAGAATGTCGTTCCATCCAGGATTTTTTGCGACAAGTTTATCCTTCCACTCACCAATCTCACCAGGAGAAGGGCAAGTAGATGGATCAGACCAGTCACGAGTCCAGTCTGGATTATCATTCTTCCACTGATCCCAGTCGTGGACACTCATTTCCACTTCTTTCTGTTCACCAGTGATTTTGTTAATAACAGGATAGGTCGCCATAAAGTTACGAATTCAAGATAATTTATTTAGAATGATTAATCAACTCTCAGAGATGGTTGAAGTGATCGGATTTCTTCACATCCACAGTCATCGTTTGGGCATTTCCACCCGAGTGCTTCTGCAACAGTTGGGAAAGTGCAAATAAAAATACGACGACATTCGTTTGCAATATCCATATGCTCCTTTTGAGTGCCATTTGCAGAACGAAGTTGAATATAATGTATCCAAGACCTGCAAGAACCGGACATATAGATACGTGTGGGCGTCGCTAAGGGCAATACAAACCTTGCACACTCCTTTGCCACTCCGTGCTCCAAAAGGCGCTTGTAGAGGGCGTTAGAGGCGTGAAAATGCTCTTGAATCTCTGCCTGCAACTTCAACTTCAAATAACCTTCAAGATCATCTGTGGAGTTCTGACGATTCTTTGTATCCTGCCTACGAAGTTCTGGAACAGGAATATATTCTGTCAGCAGATTAGTGTCAGCATAACGTTGTGAAAATTCTTGATATGTAAACGAACGGTGACGCAAAATTTGCGCTGCGATACCACGATTCGTTTCAATTTCAAGAGTCATAAAAGACTGTTCAAAAACAGACCAATGATTATGCTTAATGCAATAAGCAAGCAACTTGGCATAGTTCTCTGAATCTTGATTTGCAGGATTACTAACTCGCGCAACATACGCCATTGTTTTTTCTGCATCGGGAGTTACACTAATAAGTCTTACAGTCATTTCTTACCAAATCCTTTTGAAAGTTTTCCTTCTATTTGTGCGAGTTCTTCCTTTACCACTCGCAGTTGCCCCTTCATCTCTACAATTTTTTCAGCAGTATAGAGATGTTCTTGTTTAACCAATCGTTCTAAAAGTTTAACAAGTTTTTTCGCTCTATTAATCCGGGTATCCATCGTCATCTTCAAAAATTTCGTCGTAGTCGTGCCTCAATCCTTTCTTCACCTCATCATAGTTCAAGTAACTTTGAGTATCAGAATACACTTCTGCTTTCAAAGAATCAACTAAGAGTTCCAGGTTACGGACGATGAGTTTGAGTTTTTCTTTGTCCATAAGATAATATTCTCTCGATTTATTTTACCATAAAAAAAGGAGGGAATCAATCCCTCCTTTGAATTATTTTGCCGCTACCAGCGTAGCAAGTGATGCTTGTTTACGACGTTGCTCTTTTTGCTTTTGCTCTTTGATGAGTTGAAGGAAATTGAGTTTTTTCATTTGTGCCCCTCCTTTACAAACTTAACACCACGATAGGTTTCGTTGAATTGTTGGGGTTGCTGCATCATCTGCTGTTGATACTCTAAACGCTTTTGCGTATCGTATTCAACGCCGCGATATACTACCTTAGACATTAGGTTTTCTCCTTAGTTTTTTACGTTAAAGAGCGTTCCTTCAGTCGGCTTTTGCGTCTACGAAACAACCTTTTCTTGTAACTTGTTTAATCTCCCAAACAATATCATTCTTTTGTTGGGCAGTTAGTGTTTGATTGATATTAACTTTGCCAATCAAAAACTGTGCTTGTAAGCAAGTTAAGAAAAGTGCTTCCATAGATGAACGATCCGTTCCGAGTCGGCTTACTTCCGTCCCATAGGGATGAACGTAAGGTCATTATAGACCTGTTAATGGTATATAGCAACTTTTTGTTGTAACAAGTGATACAGTTTTATAAAATCTTATAGGGCAAAAAAATTGCCGGGATTTTTTCCCAGCAATTATGAAATCACTTCCGCTTTTTCTTTTGGGGTGCTTGATAACCCCAGAGTTTTGGATTGATTCTTCCTTGTCCAAAATCAATACTCTTCAAATTATCACGAAACTTATCCCAATACATATCAAACAACTTGATACGACCACCCCTTGTCAAATCAAAACAAATCTTATCATCTACAAGATACTTGATAATGTACGCATCATTCGGTGCATCTTTTGTACACACATCAGCATATGAACCATTCTCGATCAGAATATCACAACCGTAGCGTGACTTGCAAGTTTCTTTTTCTGCTGGTGTCCAATGATCCATATGCTTTTCTGTGGTTTGTTCTCTCTCAATTACATCATTATGTTGACTCATATTCAGGAACGACCTCCCCAAATAATATCAGGGTATGCTTGGGAAACAATTTCCTTTGTGATCTTATATTTGGTTTCTAGATTCTTATCTTTCACAAGGCAGATGATTTCTGCTTCCAGTGGATGAAGACCTTGAAGCAGATTAATGAACATTGTTTCTCTACGAAGAGAACTTAGTCCATCATTTCCACCTTTGATGAAGTTATAAAACTTGGAATATTCCTTACGAATAGAAGAACGTCCCTGATCTTGTGATCCAAGTGAATTAGAACCAAGTTCTTCCATCTTATCAACTGCATCAGCAATCTTCTCACTCAAAGTTCCTTTGAACGAGTCCATTTCATTAACAGCAGAATATGGAACATCACCAGGAGGAAGTGCTGATGTGATGGTCTCATCAAAATTCCAAATAAACAATGCTTTAAGTGCAGGATGAGAATACTTTTGAAGTACTTCTACCTTTTTTGCATTGCTTCTTTGCTTTGAAGCGGCATTGAAGATCTCAAAAATAAAGGGATTTGCAGGAAGTTCTGGAATGGATTCTGCAATTACCGTTGCTTTTGGTGCCGCTGGTTTTTTGGTGGCAGTTGTTTTAGTCTTAGTCGTCGCTGCCGTCGTTGCCTTTTTTGTCGTTGTCATATTACCCAAAATCTAAAATGATTATACCTTATTTAGTTCATAGAGTCAAGTTGTTTCTTTTTTCTTTTTCTTTCATTAATTCTTTCTTTATTTTTAGCATAATATTCTCTTTCTTTTCTTCTATGTTCCTCTCTATTTCTCTCTCTATATTCTCTCTGCTTTTCATTTATTTTATCTCTATTTTTATCGGCATATTCTCTTTGTCTTTGATTTAAAATTTCTCTTCTCTTTGCGTTTCTTTCATTTGTTTTTCTATTAAATTCTTCTCGGTTTTCTTCTCTCCATTTTTTTAACTTTTTAGCAGCGTTAATTTTATTTTTCAATAATGCCTCTTCTTTTTCTTTTTTAGTTAAATATTTTCTTGCCCCACCTTTTCCACCGTGAACCATATTAACTAAAATTCCACCATCACATTTTCTACCATATAAAGCAATCAAATACTGTTCGTGCGTATATGCTTCATCTTCTGTCTCAAAGTTTTTGAGTATTAATATTTGATTTTTATTTTTTGGTACTAAATTTTGACCATTATTTCTTACGTGTTTTTGATAGGCCCTATTCCCCGAACCCTTTCCAATATAATAGGGAGTCCTATCTTCACGCAAATAAGCGTAAGTGTAATACATCTACTCTGTTGTGATTCGCAATAATATTTATACAAGAAAAGGTGCCGAAGCACCCTTTCACCTGATAGATGCGAACCACACAGGTATTATTATTTAGTCCTCCTCTTCATCATACTCTTCATCATCAAAATAATCTGGATTAAAAGATACTGCTAAAACTTCATCTGGAATAACATTGCCATTTTGATCATAGAATTCTGGATGTAACTTTGGAATTTCCCGATAGTTCATCATATATTCTCTTGCTACCCAACCACCTATAAGTCCCACTATAAGAAACAAAACCGTTAGGAATGAACCAAATACTAGACTAACTGCTAACATTTCTTTTTCTCCGGGAAACTACTTTTTTCTTCCTTGAATGAAAGGAAAATTCAAAATAGATAGTTACTTCCCGATTGAAGAAGCAAACCATCTTTTCAAAAATGATATGGAATGGGTGTGTTTGCTTCTTTTTGCCTCCATTAAGTATGAGTTCAACACCACGATTGAAGTGGTCTTCCTTTTTATTTATGGTCTGATCAGACGATTTGGTTCTCTTTGAGGAATTTGATTGTGTCAACGGATCCTCCTATTTTTTTATCATCACAAATAACTTGAGGAAATGTTGAACCTTCCCCAAATTCAGCATAAAACTGCTCACGTGTAAAATCTTCTCCAAGATTATAAACGACATGTTGTAATTTTGTCAACTCTAGTACTTGTTTGACTTTTTCACAATATGGGCAACCATCTTTTGAATAAACTGTGAACTTCATATTTATTAAGAAACTACTAAAAATTTATAAGAGAAAAAAAGGAGGGTATAAACACCCTCCTTAGAACCACCAACTCACCTCTCCCACCACAGAGAGGGTCTTCATTCCCAAAGATACAAGGAGTGCTGAAGGCCTTGATATTATAAGAGAAAATAAAAAAATTGTCAAGTGTTTTTATCGAGAGCAATCCATCTTTCATTTTCAAGAGTCCACTTAACTACTTCAGAAATTCTTTCTTTTACAGATTTACCAGGAACCCAACCTAATTCTTTCATTTTACTCCCATCAAGTGCATAACGTAAATCGTGCCCAGGGCGTGAAGAATGAAAGTCAACCAGTTCATAATTGAGTTTTTTATCCTGTGCATTGGCAATAATCTGAGCAAGTTCAAGATTGTTCAGTTCTTCTGCCCCAACAATATTAAACTTAGGACATTTTGCACCACCCCAAGTTGCTTCAAAAGTTCCTTCATAATTCAAAAGAAACAGAATAGCAGAGGCAACATCTTCGGCGTGAATGTAGTGACGGGAACCAGGAATTGTGCAGGTTTTATCACTATGAATGGTCACAGTCTCACCGTCACGAATACGCTTAATACACATAGGAATGTATTTTTCAGGATGCTGACGCTCTCCAAACACATTCATCGTATGTGTAATATAAATGGGAAGACCATAAGTGTTTTCATAAGCAACAGCAAGTTCTTCACCACCTGCTTTTGTGGCACTATAAGGATTAGTAGAATTATACCTATCATTTTCTTGATATTTAATTCCATCTGGTGCAGGACCAAAGACCTCATCAGTGCTAAAGTAAATAAATCTTTCTAGATTATCTTTTTGAGTTCTTGCAAATTCAAGAATGTTGCAGGTTGCTACAACATTATCCAGAACAAACTCCATTGGATATTCAATACTGCGATCAACGTGTGATCCAGCAGCAAGGTGAAGAATATAATCTACATTACCAATTTCAGAACGAACAAGTGGATTCAGTTCTGCTTTCAAATCGTGGTGAACTACCTTAACTCTCTTGCGAATTTCAGGATCAAAGGTAAGCATTAGATCGTGAAGACGATTGAGATTTCCACTATAATCCAAACGATCAAGTGTAATAATTTCCCAATCGGTAGTTTTTAAAATTTGACCAATTAAGTGGTGAGCAATAAACCCAGCACCACCAGTAATAAGAGCACGCTTCATAATTAATACAATTTAATTTCTTTATAATGTGAGTTAGTTATTTCGTTAATTTTTCTTTTAATTTTTGCCCGCTCATCATTTGTAATATAAACACTACGGGCAAGTTCTATAAATTCATCATCAAACTCTTGGAGCTTTTCTTTTTCTCTAATTTTATCTTCAATCTTCCAGAGTTTTTCATTGACTTTTTTTAGTTCAACTTCATACTCTAAGGTATATTGTGTGAGAGTTGATTTAATTTGGGTTAGGTCTTCCAATTCTTTATGAACATACTCATCATCAGTGAGAAATGCTTTAATTTCAAGAATTGAAATCTTATCTAATAGTTCACCAACTGACACTGGAATTGTGATTTTCATAGAGGATTATCTAGATCAAAATTAGACTTAATAAATTCAATAAGTTCTTTATTTTTAGAAGCAACTCCAAGACCAAAAGTATGAGTAAATGTTACTTTTGGTATATCAAGTTCTTCAAAGAACTTCTTCACTCCATATTGATGACCATTCAATTCTTCAACACAAGTATCGTGGAAAAGAATTACTCCATTCTCTTTTAAGAAAGGACTCCAAGTTTCATAATCGTGCTTGACGGATTCATATGCATGATCTCCATCAATATGAAGAATATCAATTTGCTTATCCCAAGTTTTTGCAACATCATCAAACAAACCTTTAATGAAAGTTACATTGTCTTTCATAAAGAGTTTCTCTTGTTTATTCAAAACATATTCATAAGATCCCTGTGGAGCTGGACCAGTAAATATATCTCCCTCAAAAGTATCAACCCCATAAACATGACCAATACGAGGCATACCAAAACAGAAGGTAGAAAATCCTCTATCAACTCCGAGGTCAACAGTTACTTCTGGTTTGATTTGAGTTACTAACCATTCAGCAAATTTACGATGTCCTCTCCAACAAGAAGGAACATCTTCTAAATTAGTCAAGAATAATTTATCAATAGCATCAATTCTTTCCGAAGAGTGTAGTAAATCTGGATTAAATCCAGTTGCAAAGATTGTAAGATTTGGATTATTCAATCTTGTAGAAAGTTCAAACAAATATCCAAATGCTTGTGATAAATGAGAACCTCCCATATTCATACCTTCACTGACTGCGTGAAATGCATAGTTCATTCCTCGTTGGAAATCACCAGTAGAAAGTAAGATTTGACTGCAACGAATAAAAGCAATGATTCTAAAACTATCAAAATATGGTTTAGAAACATTCAAAAACTCTTGACCATATTCAAGTGCTTTCTCTGTGTTCTTCACATTAAAATAATGATTGAAAATAAACCAAATCCAATACCAGTTGGATGGATCTTTCTTGTGTTCTCTTTCACAAATTGAGAAGTAAAAAAGTTCTTTGTCTATGGTCTTATGAATTTTTTTAGTAATCTTAATTGTTGTATCTACACTATTTGGATTTAAGTATTCTTCTGTTGGAACAAAGTTAGGAACTTCATGAACAGCATTGACCCAAATATAATTCTTTGTTCTATGAAACCTTGTATGAACCTCATTAGATTGAACTGGATCTCCTTTACCATTATCATCAAATCTTAAATGATTAAAGGTAGTGAACTCATCAGCAATCACACCAAAACCTTCTGGATAAAACTCATCAACATCCTCATTAAAATCTAATGCAAATGCCCAATCAGTTTCAACATAAGAAAGTGCCTGATTTCTTGCTACTGAAAAATCAAACTCTTCTCTTGTTTGTGGATGTTCATAGACTTTAATACCAGCATCTTTGAGTAGTTGAACCGTGTTGTCTGTACTTCCAGTATCAACTACAACTACATCGTCAAACTTCTTTGAGTTTTTAAGAAACTTTTCAATATTTTTTTCTTCGTTTTTTGCAATTGCGTATAGTGTTACTTTCATAGATATGTGCTCCAATCAATACAGGGTGATAAAAAGTCTTTATGTGCGTGTGTAGAATAACCAGGAATACTTGAAATTAAATTTCTTCCTCTCTTATGTAGTTCTAAAAATTTACCGTGATCTGCGGAAGGTTCAAAACCAGTTGAGAAGTGTTTATGAACTTCTTTATCTTCTTTGAGTGTCTTGAACTTAACTGCAAAAGTATTAGTCGTAGAAGGAGTTGGCATCCAGTGAGAATACTTTGTTGCAAGAACTTTTGACATAAAGTCCTTATACATCTCCTGATACTTGTCTCCATGATCGTACAAAGTTACATATTGAACAGGTAGAGTAAATCCATCTATGAGGGCTCTATCCCAGTTTGGACGATGTACATAATCATCTTCAAGGAAATAAATGATTGTATCATCATCAAAGTCTTGTGAAAGAATGTGGTCCAGTGTCTTACAGAAACTTTCACTTTCTTTACCGCAATTAATAGTTACGGCATTCTCATTCTTGAGAAATGTATCTTCCTGCTTTCCATAACACTCATCAAAGATGATTGTGTAGTTGGTGGTTTCTGAGTTGAGTGTATTCTTGAAGTTTTGGAATACCTTTTCCTTGTCCCACCACTCTGGACGATTTGCTCCCGAAAGATTTACTTTGGATGTATAACAGTGTCTTAAAAATACTTCAATTTTCATTTTACTATATTGTCAAAAAATTCTTTTGCAGTTTGAGTTGTTTTTTCGTCTTTAGAAAACCACATCACATATCTATCTTTAGTATTTTCCTTTTCAAATACAACCATTGAGTTATAAAAGCATAGAGAAGAAAGATCTTTCAGTCCAACATTAAAAGATTCTTCCATATACTCAACATTCATATCGTGAACAAAATTACTGAAGATAGAAATAGAGTTTGCCTCTGATCTAATTCCACCTTGAAATGCCTGAAAATATGCGGTATTAGCATCCTCAATAATATAAGTTCCCCCACGATTTAGTGTTGGATATAAAAAGAAAAATGAATTTAACACATCAGATTGAATATGACTTCCATCATCAATTATAACATCAAATGGACCATAATCGGTTACAATTCTTTTTAAGAATTCTATATCCGATTGATTTCCAATTTCTACTTGAATTTGTTCTTCCTCATATTTGTATGTGGGATCAATATCAATGCCTAAAATTTTAGATGTAGAACCGAAATATTTTTTCCACATCTGTAAAGAACCTCCACCTTGTACTCCTATTTCCAAAATATTTACTGGAGTACCTTTATATTTTTCTAAATGTCTTTCATAGACATCAAAGTAATGCAACCACTTATGAATTGGTTTGTCATTATTAGTTTTGAATACTTCAAATAATCTCATAGGTTAAATTTATCATAAAGTTGAGTGTTTTCTTCACCAATCACTTCTTCTGGTGGTGGTGAAGTTCTTTGAAGTTTGGTACGAATTTGATGAAGATTATCAATACCCCATTCGTGGTCCTTTTCTTCGGCACAAGTATTAAAGATATTAGAAAAATCGTGAGTATGATTTTCTATTTCTAAAAACTCATAAATCTTTTTCAGTTCTTGTTCTGGGTCTTGTGTAAGATTATTATAGTCTACAAGATGAATACTTTCTCTATTATGAGTTAATCCATAGACAAGGCTTTCATATGGGTCGCAAACATAATTTTTCCAGAGACATTCAATACGATTATCTGTGGTAATGAGTTTTCCCTCTCTTCTCAAATGTGCGTCTACAAAATTATCTGCTTCATTGTTTCTTTGAATGAGTAAGATATAAGAGGAAAGAACTTCACTGATTCTTCTGTTTGTTGCAATGATTTTTGGTTTCTGTTTGAGAAACTTTTCAATTGAAGATACATTCTTACACCAACCACGATGCTTATCAAGAATGCAAGGTTTATCTATATGATTATAGAAGTTCTCAAGAATTGAATTATAAGTATTATATTGTGTTTGTTGCTTATCATAAGTATATTGTAGGTCTATCTTTGAGAAACCTTCATCAATCCAACAGAGC